GTTACAAAAAATATATAAATTTTTAGAAGAGCCATACTATCCACATTATTTTGAAAACTTGAAAGATATTAATATAAATGGTATAGAATATGACGACACAATCGTAGGAAAGAATATGCATAAATTACATACAGGAAAAATTGAAAAGATTTATAATCCTTACATAGAACAAATTCCATTAAGTATTAAAGAAAAATATGAGCACATCAAATTTTAAATTTGTATTTTTAGGTCAGTCTGTATTAAGGTATGAAGTTCCTTACGATATATATGCTACAATTAATAGTATCTACGAGTCTAAATACTCTGACCTTAAACCTGCTAATAAACAATTAGTTGGTAAAATAGAAAAAGAACATAGTTTATTTTTTGATGGTCCTGCTAATGATAAAATGGAAAAACATAATCATTTAACTAAAGATGTATTAATGTGGTTTCATGAAAAATTTAAACATTATTTAGAATGGAATAGAATAGAAACTTTTGACATGCATTTAAATTCTATTTGGGTTAATAATATGTTTGAACATGAATACAATCCAGTGCATGTACACCAAGGAAAATTATTTACAGGTCTTTCTTCTGTAATGATATTAAAATTACCAGAAAGTTTTGGTGTAGAATATTCGGCATCTCACACACCACAAAATGGTAGATTACAAATATTAGGTTCTTCTTCAGGTCAATTTGCTCACATGGATTATCAACCAGAAATTAAAGAAAGAGATTTTTTTGTATTTCCATATGATATGAGACATTGTGTATATCCGTTTAATGGTCCTGGATGGAGAAGAACTCTTGCTGCAAACATGGATGTAGACTATGATCCAATAAGAAATAGGGGAATAAAATAATGTACAAAAATAAACATATACTTGAGCCTAAATGGAAAAGTTGGATAATACAAACAACAACACCATTATTTACACCGGACCAATGTAGAAAAATTATTGAAGCTGGTAGATCACAGAAACCACAAACCGCACAAGTTGGTATGGGAAAACCAGGCGGAGGAACTGATACAAAAAAAAGAGTTACAACAATATCATGGTTACCATTTAAAGAAATGGAACCTATGTATAATGATCTTGATACTTTTATTCAAAAAGCAAATGAAAATCATTTTGGTTTTGGTGACATAAGAATTACAGAAAATGCACAATTTACAGAATATCCAGAAGGAGGATTCTATGATTGGCATATGGATTGTGATGTAAACATGGCTCATGAACCACCGGTTAGAAAAATATCAATGACGTTATTGTTAAACGATCCATCAGAGTTTGAAGGAGGGCATTTAGAACTTATGGCACCTGGTAAGTTTGCAGAACTTAAACAAGGTCATGCTATTTGTTTTGCTTCTTTTTTAAATCATAGAGTACAGCCAGTAACAAAAGGGGTTAGACAATCTCTTGTTGTTTGGTTTGGAGGTAAACCATTTAGATGATTAAAGAAGGATTTTTTCCCACAATTATATACGCAGAAGATTTTAAATTAGATATAAATCAAATGGCTCAAAATATTATTCAGTGGTCTAATCAAAATCAAGGTATTAAAAAAACAAATGTAAATGGATGGCATAGTGAAACAAATATGCATGAAAAACCTGAGTATAAACCTTTAGTAGATGAACTGTTTAGAATGGTGTATCAAGTATTTAAAGAAGAATGTTTAGAAAAAGATGCAGTGTTAGGAAATATGTGGGCTAATATAAATCCACCTGGAGGTTATAATAAACCCCATGTTCATCCTAATTCATTATTTAGTGGAGTTTATTATGTAAAAACGCCACCTAACTGTGGTCGTCTAATATGTCAAGACCCACGTCCAGGTATTCAAACATGTATGCCTACTAGACAAAAAGTAGAAATTCCTAAACATTTATGGAGAGAAGTTCACTTACAGCCTAAAGAAAATAGAGCCGTAATGTTTCCATCGTGGTTATGGCATTCAGTTCACCCCAATCAATCTAATGAACCAAGAATATCGGTTAGTTTTAATTTTATACAAAGAGGATTTGAATAATGGCTTTTAATAAATATCAAGTAATTAAAAAAGCAGTGTCATATGAACTAGCTAATTTTGTATTTAATTATTTTTTACTTAAACGTGATGCAGCAAATTTTATGTATCAATATAATTTAATAGCTGATACAGGTCTATTTGGAACTTGGAAGGATAGACAAATCCCTAACACATATTCACATTATGCTGATCCTGTAATGGAAACATTGTTGGTAAAAATGTTACCTGTTATGGCTAAAGAAACAGGACTTAATTTAGTGCCCACATATTCATACGCTAGATTATATAAGCATGGAGATGAATTAAGAAGACATAAAGATAGGCCTAGTTGTGAAATATCTACTACTCTTAATTTAGGTGGTGATCCGTGGCCTATATTTATAGACGGAACAGGGGCTGATACAGTCATAGATGAAGAGAAAAAAATACATAAACCTAACGCTCCCAAAGGCACTAAAGTCCTACTTGATGTTGGCGATATGCTAGTATATAGTGGATGCGAATTAGAGCATTGGAGAGAACCTTTTGAAGGTAATACTTGCGGACAAGTATTTCTTCATTATAACCATGTAAATGGTCCTTTTGCTGAAAAAAACAGGTTCGACAAAAGGCCAATGTTAGGTCTTCCTTCGTTTGCTAAAGAGCTACATAGGAAGTCATAATATGATGGAGTTATATGTTACAAAAAATAGGTTTTTTACCTGGGTTCAATAAACAAATTACACCGACAGGGGCTGAAGCGCAATGGGTTGAAGGTGAAAACGTTCGATTCAGATATGGCACACCTGAAAAAGTAGGTGGTTGGAATCAATTAGGAGAAAGTAAATTAACTGGTGCAGCCCGTGCACTTCATCATATGGTTAATTCTAATTCCCAAAAGTACGCTGCAATTGGAACAAATAGAATTTTATACGTATACACTGGAGGTGTCTTCTATGACATTCATCCTTTGGTTAATCCATCAGGTACAGCTATTACTAATGCATTTACTACTAGTAATAACTCAACAAGTGTAACTATTACAGCTTCTTCTCATGGCTTTCAAGCTGGAGACATTTGTTTATTTGGTGACTCTTCAACTTTTAGTTCCATTACAGGTTCTAATTTTGGATCATCAGATTTTTGTGATAAAAAATTTATGGTAACTTCAATAGTAGATTCAAGTAATTTTACTATTACAATGCCTAGTGTTGAAACAGGAAGTGGAGCTTCTGCTTCAGGAGGAATAACTTATTATAGGTACTACCACGTAGGACCAGCAGAACAAGTTGGAGCTTTTGGATGGGGTATATCTTTATACGGTGGTAAAGTTTTAGGATCTGTTACCACTACTTTAAACGGAGCTTTATTAAATGATACGGCAGGAACAGGAGGCTCTGGAACTTCTATTACTTTAACTGACACAACAGGTTTTCCAACATCAGGTACAAATTATATTCAAGTAGGAACAGAAGAAATTTCTTACACAGGAGTTTCTGGAAATAATTTAACAGGTATTACTAGAGCAGTAAGAAACTCTACAAGAGCTGCTCATTCTAGTGGTGCTACTGTTACAGACACATCTGAATGGACTGGCTGGGGATCAGCTGCAGCTAACACTGACAAAGTTACTGATCCAGGTCTATGGTCTTTAGATAACCTAGGTTCAAAACTCATTGCTCTAATTCACAACAGTGCAGTTTTTGAATGGGATTCTGATGCTGCTAATGCAGAATCCACTAGAGCTACTATCATTACTGGAGCACCTACTGCATCTAGAGATATGTTAGTATCAACACCAGATCGTCACTTAGTTTTATTTGGAACAGAAACAACTATTGGAACTACATCATCACAAGATGATATGTTTATAAGATTCTCCTCTCAGGAGGATATCAACACATGGGCACCTACTGCAACCAATACCGCTGGTACACAAAGACTGGCTGCCGGATCACGGATCATGGGAGCTAAGCTTGGTAGAAATGCAATTTACGTTTGGACGGATACCTCATTATTCACCATGCGTTTTGTAGGTCAACCATTTACTTTCGCATTCGAACAAGTAGGTACGAACTGTGGATTAATTGGAATGAACGCAGCTGTTGAAGTTGACGGGGCTGCCTATTGGATGTCTGATAATGGTTTCTTTAGATTTACTGGTAAACTAGAATCTATGGACTGTTTGGTTGAAGACTATGTTTATGATAATTTAAATACAACATCTAATCAATTAATCTATTGTGGAATTAATAACTTGTTTGGAGAAGTAATGTGGTTCTATCCAACTTCTAACTCTAATATAGTTGATAGAAATGTTTGTTATAGTTATCTAGACTCTACAGTTAATAGACCTATTTGGTATACTAATGCTAGTACCATATTTAAAAGAACTACGTGGCAAGATTCTTCTGTATTTGGTTTACCTCATGCAACTGCATATGATGCAGATGATGATACCTCATTTGATGTAACAGGTAATACTGATGGAACTACTATTTATTATGAACACGAAACAGGGGTAAATTATATTAAAGGTGGAACTACTTATGCAGTTCCTGCTCATATATTATCTGGAGATTTTGATATTACCCAAGATCAAAGACAAGGAATTACGTTTAGAGGAGATGGAGAATTTATGATGAGAGTAAGTAGATTTTTACCAGACTTTATATCACAAGCTGGAACTACCAGTGTAGAATTAGGATTAAGAAATTTTCCTAATGATACGTTAGTTAGTTCTACTTTAGGGCCTTTTTCTATTACTTCTTCTAGTCAATACAA